AATAAATGTATGTGAACAATATGTATGTTGTCTAATTAAAAAAAGAATAATCGTAAATCAAATTTATGAACAATAGAGAAAAAAAAAGAATAAAATATTGTTCCTATATTATCACTTTAAAATTTGTTATGTAATAGTATCAGTTAATACCCTAAAACACTTAAAAATTTGATTTGTATAATATTTGTATTTAAATCATAACTAATTATATAAAGATGGATAAAAACGAAATCATTTCAAAGAATATCGTTGTATTAGAGACCCCACCTAATGCGACTAAACTCAAGGCGATGAAAGACGATGAATTAAAAGATATGTGTAAAAGTCTTAAAGTTCCTCGCGAACAATATGAGGGTAAAGATGAAGATAAGAATCGTATTTTCATGCTCAATGAAATCTTAAGGTTAAGACCCCCTGTTCCACCCATTGAGAAACCTGTTCTAGTGGATGTTATCTTTGATGAAGAAAAAATGACAAAAACACTTACATTTAGATATTTAAAGCATATTATGAATGGTAAAGAGTATAAGCATTCAGTAAAAACCTTAGAAAGTTATAATCTTCCTCTTGATCAAAAAGAACTACAAAATGGAACCAAAGGAAATCTAATGAATAGTATTCAAGAGGAGGTTTCAGGATTAAATCTTGGCGAATATCTCACTAAGGAATCTATTCTTGATTTTGCTTGTAATAATGGTAAATCAAGCGGAGAAAAGCGTAAACGGGTTAATGCTTTACTGAATGCTATCCAACCTCTTCTGAAGGAAAAGCTACAAAATGAATTACAAGAGTATGAAAAAGATAAGTATACCGAGAGTGAAGGTTTAAAAAAGAAGAAAATTAAACCGAAATATAATCACATTAGGATTACAAATTATGATATTTCTGTGCATTAATGAACAATAATAGTTCATATTAATTTTAAAAGTTCATAAATTTGATTTAACATTATTTTATGTTTTAATTGTGATTTATCATTACTAAGTAAATCACAAATTAGGGTGTATTCTCTGGTGAGAAGGTCTTCTGCTTTGGCAGGGTGAGATGTCCAATCCACAGGCGTAAGTCCAAGGCTTCGGGTTCAATTCCCGATACATCCACACAAACTACGGCGACCCAGATGGTGAATGGGGGTCCCCCAAAAGGGACTGGTTGTTAGGGGAATAAGGTAATTCTTTCAGTAAAGTGACTTGATCAACCATGATTATGGGAAGAAGGACTTATTCTCTGAAGCATTTGCGTTAGTTCGAATCCCGCCCGTAGTATAAAGACCTATAGTATAATAGGCAACAAGGGCATGAAGTTTGATGGTTAAAACTACCTTATACCGGTATCGCGGGTTCGAGTCCCGTCATGTCCAATAAGTCCTTCATTATGAAGGCATTTTTTTTACTTAAATTTTATAATCATTAAATATTATAATATGTCTGATAAAAGCGATGAACTTATTGATATCTCAATTTGTATAGGTAATAGTTGTGATTGGGAAATCATTATACCGGGTAAAACATATAATTTCAGAGTATTTCGTAATAATACTATAGGAGAATTAAAAAGTATTTTTTGTGATTGTTTTGATGAAAATATCAGAAATATATTAGAGGGTTATGAAATATATACAAAAAAAATAATTAGATTATATGATAATGATCTTGTGAAAGTTGCTTTTTCTAATCCAAATGGTTCTATAAAAGACATTATTGATAATGATGAGAATATTTTTTATGCCTTGGCTTTATAGATTATCTATTCAGGTATGATTGCACATCTCTCTGTATTTCCCAGTGTTGACCGGAAACTCGCCAAGTCCTGCGAATTGTTGTATCTTCGCGATTAACCCTTGATATTGTGTTAGATAGTTGACTTACTATATTATTCGCACGTGGTTCAATAGGATCATCTATTGTTGTTAGAGTATTGTGAGGTGGGTCATTAATAATAGTATTTTCGTTAATATTGTTCACCTCATTGTAAATATTACCCCTATCCCCTTGTCTGTCATAGAAATATTGTTCTCTAAAGTAATTCAAGATGTAATCATCATCTGAATCATCTTCAAATTGTCCAGAACCATGAACTGTTGTATGACGAGGAATTGGTGATAGTGTTTCTTGTTCTTTATTCAGAGCCATAAGCTGATTCATAATATCAAGATATGCTCCTGATGGAATCTTTTCCTTCACATCTTCAACGATTTCCATAATTGCCATTGATGTATCTTTCTTTGATGAATACTTTACCTTATTCATCTCTTGATATTCTTTTAAGAGTTTCATCTTTCTGTCCTTGTTGTTCTTCGCTTCTTTTTTCTTTCTCTTCAAATGTCTCTTGTGCATTACTTCTCTATGTGTAAGACCCTTCTTCTTTCCTCTACCGAGAGCACGTCCAACTTCAGAAGGCATGATTTATATTCAAGAGTGGTTATTCCTTTTAAGGTATTCACTATAAATTTAGTTTATTTACAAATTGAAAAGATAAATCAAATTTTAAAAAAGTATACTGAACAATATTTTGTTCCTTAACAAATGGAGATAATATATTTGTTCTTAATAAAATATAAAGATAAAAAAATACAATATTAATAATAACATGGAATGTCCTATCTGTATGAATGATATAAATAAAGAACAATTATGTATAACAAATTGCTCACATAAATTCTGTTATACTTGTTTAAGTCGTTGGTTAATTATTAATAATAAATGTCCAAATTGTAGGGGAGATATAGAAACTTTCAATTATAAAAATGAAATAAATAGAATCTTTATGGTTAATAATATTGAAGATATAGAGAATATTAATCATAATATAACAGAATTAAGAGGAATATTAAATAATGTGGATTATCATAATAACCGAATAAAAAGATTATTAATATATCTGAGAACTATAACTGGGTTATCGGTCTTCTTTTTTATGTCATCATTATATCTAATCCTTTATTGTGATGAAATTTAATTATTCAAAGATATCGGACCCTGCTCTTTCCCAATAATTTTCATTCATGATACCTTCTTGTTTTAATATAAGTCTACCGTAAACATTTATATCATCACTAGATAACCAGATGAAACCATAGTCATTATTAGGGGGTATACATTTAGGATACATATGTATATCTAAGAAATCTTCAATAGAATTTATATATTTATCATTTAATGTAATTTCTTCTTTATAGATGATTAAGGACGTTGTATCCATGTCATACAAGTCTAAGTTACCCGACGACCATCCTGCATCGCAATTGTTATCATGTAATTCATAATTTAATTTACCATTTCTTAGATTACGAATAATATTCACAATATCTACACCGGTATGTTCGGGATATTCTTTAATTGCTTCACTTATCACCGGATAATCTCTTTTAGAGATGTGACTATATTCTTCTAATTCTTCTTCAAGATATTTTACTGAACGGAGAGGAGCCATTGCTCTTCTACAATTGTTATTTTCTGAATAATTATCAAGATAATCTTCAATAGAGTGACAGTATAGTGAATTCTCCAAACATTCTAATAAAGAAAATCCACCCTCATAATAATCACCTGGAGAAAAGCATAACATATTAATATCTTGAAGGAGGTTCTTAGACGGATGTTTTTCTTTCCTTAGCAGATGAAAGAATATATCATCTAGTTCTTGAGGGAAATGGTCGCCTATTTTTTGTCGGAACAATTGAACCAATAGCGACATTTTAATGAATAATTATCGTATATTATGTTTTATGATAAAAAAAAAATATTATGATAATCAAATTTAAGATAAAAAATAATAATGAAAGATAATTAGTTTACAGAGGGTATAGTTTAACGGCGTTGGTTGCATGAAGATCCTCCGGGTTGTTTAATACCTCCTTTTCGGCGAATATTTTGGTTATTCTTGTATACTCGGTTAGAGTGTTTAGATACCTGTTTCTTCTCCCGTTTAACGTGAGGCATCTTCTTGAATTCACTGATATCAATCGAGTAACAATAGTAGAGACCGTAAACCATTTTTAGAGAAGTTTAAGAGTTCTTTTGTTATTGTTTCTTTTTATATGTTAGAGAGTATTTTATTGTGATATATTTTAATTAAATTCCTAAATCAAATTTATGATGAATGGTTAAATATTATGAATAAATATTGTTCTTCTTATTAAGATAAAAAATAATTTAATCTAATCTAATTTTTGTTTGTTTATGATTTTTTATGATATTTTTGTTTATTTATATATTTTTGATATAGAGTGAATGGTGCTCCCATTTAGTGCTTGTTTTTTGCTTTTCCAATCCTTTTGGTATCGGTCTCCTCTCGCACCCGATAGATTCGTCGTCTATTCCTTTCCAATCACCCCACTTTAACAGGTAAACCGACTTTTTTTGTTCATTGAATGTAAAACCAATGTATGTATTGTCCTTGAGAACTTCATTCATCGCTTCCTCCACGATGTCTACATCCCCCCCTGTCCCCTTCCACTTTGGTCCATATTGTCCGTGATGATAACATCTTTCATGTTTTGTAAAATGTTCCCGGGTCTTCGCCTTTTTAGAAACCTCAACTTCTAAGCGTGTGGGTGGAATAAAGTTTGATGCGAAACTTGGGAAAACTATGGCATCTAAATTACTTTGAACCTCTAGAGCTGTCTTTGAGATTTCTTTCAGGTGTTTTGAAGTGTCCATAAATGTTTAAACTTAGTCAATTTGTATGTGTAATTAATCACACATACTGATAAATCAAATTTATGAACAATTCATAAAAAATCTAATCTAATCTAATCTAATCTAGTCTAAGATTTGTTAGTTAATAGAGAATATTTAGGAGTTCTTCTAATCTTTCAAATGTGATTCCGTGGATAGACATTGTTTTTGACTTATTTATGTTGCTTATTTCTTCATGTGTGAGATCTTCTATCTTGAATTTATTCATCTTGAGATACCCGTAGTAACTACGAGGCGGAGTATGCCTAGTATCTCCGGTGATTGTGATTTGATTTATAATCATCACTTTTTTCCCTCCAGGTGTTTGGTAATATACCGAATGCCGGCGCCCTTGACCTGGGAAATCCCCTAGATGATCACCTTCTCTGATAATGTAACCACGATCACGCATAGCCTCCAAAATTTGGGAAGGTGAACGGTTCATTTTAAATTACTTGCTTAGCCTTGCTTGTATTTTAAAAGCAAAGAAGATAAATCAAATTTATGAACAATTCATTAAAAAATATCGGTTGAAATATTATTTATAATTTCTTTCACAATGTAAATTCCTAAGAAATATCCTATATACTTTTTCTCTTTTAATAATCTTTTTATGACTACGTTTTTCAGGGTATTGATTCAGATAATTTTTAAGATCTTTATTTGTAAAAAAAAGTTTATCATAGTTTCCCTGATGAAAATCTTGTATAGAGATAAAGATATACTTATTAAAAAAATTTTTAAGATTTGTTAAATTGTCTCTTTTCTTGATGACTTTGAGATATTCTTTATAACTATTCATCTGATTTAGTCTGTTAAGGTAATCATGATATAATTCTTTATTTATTTCACTCATATTATAATAGTATATGAATGATCCTTTATATTATTATAATCTTTATTTTCTAATCATCATCTGAATCACTATAACAATCCCAACACCTCCATTCACTATCATTATTCACTATAATACCTTCATCAATAGAATGTATGTGATTACATTTATCACATTTAATTTTTACACAATCACAGAGTTTAACTTCATAATCATTACCTTCAAGGATGTAATTAATTATCATTTCAATAATATCATCAGATATATCATCTTTAATCATGTTTTCCCACCAGTATTTTTGCAATTCAACGATAGGTTTAAATTTATCTAATGCGTTATCAATACGATATTCACACCATTCTTGAGATATATTTAGATTGGAACCATTTTCATTTAATCTATTATATAAGATATCAATGAGTTCATTAGAATTATAACATAAATCTTTTAAATCGTATTCTTCGTCGGCTATAACTCCTTCTTTTTTGTATAAATGAAGATAGTCGTGGATATTTTCTCTAATCTTATCAAATAATTCGAGATAATCATTTAATTGTTCTTTGCATATCAATATAATATTAAAATCTGGGATATAAGGATTCATGATTTTACATTTTTCTTTTAATTTTTCTAATTCTTCCTGTACTTCAGAAAGTTCTTCATTCATTTTATCAATAACATTGACTGAATGGGGGAATTCATTGTAATGATCAATCATTTGCGGTTCCATTTTAAATTATAGAGATAATTTATTTATGATACATAAAAAAAAATAATACAATATCAAATTTATAGTGAATGTAATATTTTATTAATTTAATGAATACATTATTATACTTAGTCTATGTTCCATTGTTTCTCTTTTTTGATTAATTCCCATGCGGTTTTACTCCACACTAAAGCGTCTGGTGGATTACCACTATGTTTCCATTCCATTTCGTTCCGTTTATTTACTGAGAATTCTCCTCCTGTGGAATGCGAATCTTCGCAACCTTTTAGTTCATCCAAATATTTAACTGGTTCAGCGGGAGCACCTGAATAACCTGGAATTACCTTACTTAATTTAGAATCATTAAGATGTAATCTTTGAATTGTCCCTAATAAATTGTAATTAGCATATAGTTTATCAGCGCCAATAATGCTTCTCATATACTGTGGTCCCATCATATCTACAATTTTACATAATGATTCTACTTTTTCTTGTAATGTTTCTACTTTCTTTTTTAGTTCATCATTTTCTTCTTTTAAAATATCAATCTTTTCTTTTTGTTTTGTTATTAACATATCAATTTTAAAACTAAATAATTCAGATGTGTAATATAATTCTAATTTTAGATTAATAAAATTTTCTATTATTATTTCATATCTTAAATTATTATTTGTTCTTTTGACAAGGACACATTCTAAAAATACATAAAATATATCAAAATTATTTTGAAATTTAATTTTAATTTTATTCCAATAATCGCTATCTTTTGATATAATTTTTTCATAAATAATATGATTAGTTTTTTCTATGATAAATAGTTTTATTTCTGTTATATCAATTTCATTATCCCTTTGTATATTAAATTCATAAGTTGGTTCGTCATCAACCAGTTCTGCTTCAATAATAGTTTCTGGAGATGGTTCAGAATCCATTATTATAGTAATTTAAGATACATAAAAAAAAATAATATGATATCAAATTTTAGCGATTACAATATTTTAAAGTTTACAGGTATAATACCTTCAGCCATATTACCACTATCATAAAAACCTAATCTTAGTAATGATGATCTTTTCGCCCAATAACTTCCTTTCCCTTTCTTTAATCCATCAAATAATAATAATTTATCGCCAGATTTATAACCATTTTGTATATAATTCTTATCAATAGATAATTTAAATTCATTAATAGGTATTCTTGATACTAAATCAACCTGAGTTACTAATCCGATGTAAATATATTCATTTCCTCTATGTTTTTCTAGATAAAGAGTATTCATAGGTATTATATACTTATCTTTTCTTCCCTTCATTTGCCCTTTATAAAATACTGTATCGTTTATGATTTTATCATTATATTTAGTTCTTGTTCCTTTATTATGAACATTATTGTAAATAACACAATCTATTTTAACGCTATAATGATTATGATATTTACTTACAAAAGTCTCAAAATTGGTTGTAATTACCATTTTTAAAAGAAAAAAAAATAATAAAATATCAAATTTATAATGAATATCTATTCGTTAAAAACTCGTTAAGAATGTAAAGATAAAAAATTAATTTAAATAGTATTTAATTTAGAGAATATCTAGTTTAAGAAACCACTTGCCATCCCTTTTAATCTTACCTGAAACTCTAGCTTTATGTCCATATTGCTTCCCTTTACTAAGGGTAATGTAATCAATTACCCCACCTTTGTGAGTTCTATAAAATAAATCACACCTTTCTGTTATAATAGAATATTTTCCATAACCATCTGTATATTCATATTCGTATGGTGTATCTCTATAACCACTGAGATAGCGACTAAACTCATCAACTTGACTTGATTTAGAAGATACAATTGATGGATTGTTGTCTTGTGGATAACCACTAATACCACTTCTTCCTGTTCTTCTAGAATGATATCTATGACTATTATTAACTATGTGTTCACAATATGTTTCTGGTTCTGTTTCTGAATCAGAACTATCTACAAAGCAGTCATACATCGTCAAAGGTTTTTTATACATTTTCACTTATCCACTATTTAGTATTTTTGAAAAAAACTTGTAAATTTACTTAAATCAAATTTCAATTTATTTTCAATATAAAGGATAACCCTTAATGTGTCTTTGGGCGTAGCATTCAGTAGATAAATGACCGTGTCTACCACATCTATAACATATAATATCTTCATCATCTGATGATGAATCATATAATTCTTCTTGTAGCATATTACAAGAATAATCATAATTTCTTTTAGATTTACCTTTTCTTCGCTTAGTACAATGAACATTTTCGTGAAACATACACCCTTTTTCTGTATCAAACTCTTTCCCACAGAATTCGCATTCCCAAGATAATATTTCTTCTTCATTAAAAATCCCCTCATCAATTATTTTCTTACCATTTACATCTGTTTTTGCGAAACAAGTCTTTTCTGAATGACCAAATCTACCACATCTTTCACAAGTATTTTTAGTAGGTTTAGATTTGGGTTTTGCTTTATACATCTTACAATCTTTGGCGAAGTGTTCGGTAGAACCACATTGATAACATTTATCATTTTCTCCATCTAGTAATTTTTTAATGAATTGTTTTTCTTCATCAGATAGTATTACTTTACACCAAGGCCCACCTCTAACATTATCTATACCATATTTACTCATATATTCTTGAGTAATTCTTTGTTCATCGTGATCATTCATATCAGGTATTACTTGATGTATAGAAATTGGTTTATATTTCTTTGTCCAGGCTGATCCTGAAGTATCAAAATGATCTTGTAATCTAAAATTAGGCGAATCGGTTTTACCGATATAATATTTATTTGTTGTTAGTTTCAATGAATAAATAAAAACCATCTTTTGTTTTTAAAGAATAAAAAATAATTAAATATCAAATTTATAGTGAATAGTATTCATCAAAGTCATCAAAGTCATTAAAAAGTCGATAAGAATACAAAGATAATTTAAATTAATGATTATGGATAAACGTTAAAGTCCATCATAAAGATCAGTAATTAATTGTCTTTGCTTCTCTTGTTTTATAGTGATTTCATTATATTTTGCTTTTAATGTTTCAGTTTCTTCTTTTAATTTTTCATTCTCATTTTTAGTATCTTCAAACAATTTTAATAGATGCTTCGGTTTATATTTATCTTTTGATTGCCCCCTTTCATTGATTAATATTTTATTTTCATTTTCTAATTTATGAATTTTTGTCTCTAGAGATTCAAGATAATTAATTTTAGTAGCATCTATTTGAGCCTTATATTCTTTTAAGATATTTTCAAGTTGTTTATTTTTTGTTTCAATACTTCTATGTTCAGAAAGAGGAACAGACATATCTTTAATTAATTTAAGTTCATTGTTAAGTTGAGAATTTTGAATGACTAATTCTTTATTACCATCTTTTAAATTTTTAATTGTTTCTTTAAGACCTTGATTTTCAAATACCATAATAACAAGCGATTCTTTTTTAAATTTACGAATATCAGTCTTATTCATAGACATTTTTACCTAATGATTGTCTTTTATTTAAATAATATCAAATTTGTAGTTAGATTATTTCTAATATAAAATGGATAATAAGGTTAAGAGCCTTTTATATAATGCGAATCTTAAAATAAAATATTTTAATTAAAGTATCTTTTTAAATATCGTTCTAATATTTTATTAAGTTTTTCATTAAAATAATCCCCTTCAATAATAGAATCGTAATCTTCATCTTCATTTATTTCATTAAATACATCTATAATATAATCAGGGCAATTATTCATACTTTCTAATTCATTTAATATTAATTTAATAATTTTATAAGGTCCGTCATTCCATAATTCTTCTTTATTTGTTCTAATATGATTGAAATATTTATAAATATCATTGTGATATGATTCGAAATGTTTTTTTAAAACTTTTTTTAATTCCGTTTTAATTTCATCGGTTAATACTTTATCCCATTCCCAATCTATTATTTTAAAATCATTTTTATCTAATACAAATAGATATGTATTAATTTTTTTATCTCTAAATTTTTCATTATCTTCTTTTGATTTAGGGTTATAGATTAAGAACCTTTCTAGTAATATTTCTATCATAGTATCCCAATAGTTTAATTGAGATATATCTGATTTTAATACAATATGAATAATATCTGTTTCATTATTTCCAATTATAGGAAATTGTAATTTACTAATTTTAAAATAGTCCTTTTTACTATCTAATTCTATATGTTTTAAAATGTTCCATTTTACATTTTCAAACTTTTCAAATCCACTTTTGGTTATAATATCTTTGATATTTTGAATATTATTTAATAATTGTTGTTCTTTATTCATATCTTTCTCAAAAAAGTCTGTGATATTATAAAGGTCCATTGGTGTCATATCTGCATACTTTTGACTTGTTTTTATTTGAATCATATAGGTTAGAATGATAGACTCATATACGGTCAATTCAGCGAGGGTATTAGATCGAATGGCAGATTGGACTTTTATGATCGCTCCCCTGATTTTAAGATAGTATTTACGGTATTCGGGTTTATCGGAAAAATAACATACTGGAAAATGGGGTATTTCCTTGTACTGATATTCTTTCAAAAAATCCCAAAATCTCTTTACATTGTATCGTTCTAACCTTAGATTTTGTATTATTCGGAGCTTTACAAATAATTCGTCCTTGATTTTATTGTCCATTATATTTTTATCCCTGACAATATTTAATATTACCTGGAAGTAATATGTTTGATATTTAATGCAGTGATAACCCCAGTCAACTGTTTCAGTTTGTTTTATATTATTTTCTTTTTCTATCATATAAATATCATTTTCATTAAATTGTTTTATTAATTCATCTTTATTAACTACTTCACATATTTTATCTAAACTAACTTTTTTATTTATATTTGGTAAATATTCAACATAACCGGCATCACTAAATCTTTGATGAATATCATCATTATTTTTTACTAAACCAAAATATATCTGATTTTTTGCCCTTGTTAATGCAACATGTAAATGTGATTCATAAACTAAACCTTTTTCTTTATTACTCACTATCTTTAAAGATTCTTCTGTAATACCCAATATAAATGTCACCTTTCTACCATCACCTTTTGAAGAACGTATTGACATTATTCTAGTAGAATTAATTGAATCTTTCGTATTAATAACACTCCCTTCTGTATGTTTATGTAAATGTACATATTGGGTATATTTATCATTACTTTCATCCTCTTTTTTTAACCAATAATCTTGTATCTTACTCTGTAGTTCTGAAGCAATTACATTATTTATCATAATCGGAAAAATTATTAAGAAATCATTTGGAGAATAATCATTATTCTCTACTTCATAAATATAATTTTCCATGATTTTATCACAATAATTGTTGATTTTATTATCATCGTTATCATTATTATAAATGATAGGTGTTTCGATAAGTTTTATAGGTTCTTTATTCATATTTTTTTTAATATCTTCATCACACTCTATTTTTGGTAAGAGTTTCTCATTATATTTGAATTCATCAAAATGGATTATTTTATTTATTTTATCACTCATATTAGTTACTTTAATCCGTCTATTTTTATTAACAGCCTCTTTTTTATCAATATTAATATTTGGTAAGCCCCCATCGACAATCCCTGTTAAAAAATTATTCTTAAATTCCAATGATTGGAGTTTATCACCTACTACATTCATATAACATTGTGTCTCATACATTAATTTTATCATCGCATGTAAATAATTTTCAGGTAAGTCTTGGACTTCATCAATCCATATTTCTGATTCTTTACTCAATTGAATAGACTGACCTCCAAATTTCATATATCCATTATTTATTTTAGTCGCACCATTTTCTTTCATATTTTCAACAATGCCTTCAAAAAATTTAGATCCTGTAGCATTAGAATTGGATAGATTACAACAAAAAGAATCAATTGTTCCAATAATAACAATACATTCCCTTTTAGATTCTTTATGAGTATATTTAATTACATAATGTTTTTCAGTATTTTCTTTACTATCACTAGTTATATTTTTTATATGATATGCTTCCCTTCCTTCACTCGTTTCAAAACGTTTTCTTTGATCGTTTAATTCTTCATAAATAACTGTTTTTGCTGAATGTTGTTTTGTTACAATAATATATGTTTTTCTATCTTGATTTTCAGTAATAGATTTCCATATTCCATATGTTTTACCATTTCCGGCACCTTGTTGATAAACGCCTAATATTGATTTAACACAATTTTCATCATTCCAAAAGTTCCAAATATCAGTTGGTTTAGTTTTTAAAAAATAAATTGTATCTTGTAATGTTTTTGGTTCTGTTAATTCAATCATTCCACTTTTTATTTTTTTTAGTTCAATTTTAAATATCATATTATCTTTTTCAAGCAGAATATAATCATATGTTTTCATAAATGATTTATATTTCCAAACTTTATTAAATATAAGTAAATAATTACCAGTTGATAATTTATCTAGTTGTACACCATCATTTCCATCAATTAACCAAATTATTTCTTTTCCAAATTTATTCCAATCATTGAAACGTTTTACTATTTCATTTTCAGATATATATGAATGTTGAATTTCACACGTTCTATTATCACTTAATAAAATATCAGCTCTTCTACAAGTATTAGATACTCTTGAAGAGCAATAAAATTTTACTTCACTCATTTCTGGAGGAAATAATTCCTCCATTTTGTTGTGCCAATCTCCGGGCATATTCAATTACTACTTTATAAAAAAGAGTTATGTTTTTAAATATTATCAAATTTAGATTCCGATGAAGATTATTCTACAGTCTTGTATAGTAAATTAGTTGATAAAATGAGAAATTTATAGTGAATTCATCAAAGTCATCAAAGTCATTAAAAACTAGTTGAGAATAACAAAGATAAAAAATTTAATTTATTAAGAATATTTATCTAAATTTATGCGAATTTATAGATTGGTTTCGTATGATCATCAACCATAAAATTTTTATATTTAGGGTTTCCATTCCTAAATACACCAACCTGTCTTTTTTCCTTCTTCTTTTTATAACCGACACGAATAAATACTTGTTTATGAACTTCGGATAAGATACGATTAACAATTTCTGTTGTAGTTAAACCTCCATTATCATCATCCCAACCCTCATCCGCCCATGGATCTTCTTTCAGATACTCTTCTGCCTTTTCATAAATGATTTTAAAGGACACACCTCCCTTAGAAGAATAAATCCATACTTTCTTATCAAAGAAATAGTTATTAAATGTCTTTTTTAAATATTCTTCTGCTTCTATGTCGCGGTCTTGTACATTAAAATTTAATCTCCAATGGTCTATTTTACCATATATCCCCCTTCTATAACCAACAGAAAAATTATTCTCTTCTTCATATTTACCATCTACTAAATTAAGAAGATAATATCCGACCGTTAGTTTTTTTCCTAATTTATATCTGATATACCATTCGGGTAATATTCCGTTGTCTTTAAAATATTGAATACTACTATTCTCAAATTCTTCAACTTTATCTCTTTCTTCTAATACCTTTTTAAGATTAATTTCAAGGTTATTCTCGGCATCATATAATCTGTCTACCATAGATTCCATAACCGCAGAAGCTCTACATAACTCTTCAGCATTATTTTGTATAGTAGGTTTAAAATAATCTTGTATCTTTGTTTGTTTCATCATATTATTTATATATTTAATTACCTTGTAAACTATAAATCAAATTTACAAATAAAATTTGATTTAAAATATTAAAACTATTAGTAATATGAATAATATGGATAATATAAAACTTTATAATTCTGATTGTATGGAAGAGATGAAAAATATAGATAAACACAGTATAAATGCAATTATCACGGATTTACCTTATGGTGTAAGTAAAAATAATTGGGATACACCATTAGATTTAGATAAAATGTGGGATATTTTTAAAAATATCCTATGTAAAGATGGTATTATTATATTAACTGCATCGGGTAAATTTACAGCACGTTTAATGATGAGTAATATAGATATGTTTAAATATGATATTATTTGGGAAAAAACAATAAACTCTGGACAATTAAATGTTAAAAAGATGCCATTAAGATCACATGAAAATATATTAATCTTTTACAATAAAAATCGTACATATAATGAACAAAAAACAAAAGGAGAACCTTATAAGATAAAAAGAACAGATACTACAGGTGATGGTTATGGAGGTCAAAAGGGTTCTGAAAAAAATAATGAAGGTTATAGACACGCAAGATCGGTTATTAAAATATCTAATCCCAGAAAAAAGGGAGGTCATCCAACGCAAAAACCAGTAGAATTAATGGAACATCTGATTAAAGCATATACAAATGAAGGAGATACAGTTTTAGATTGTTGTATGGGTTGTGGTTCTACAGGGATAGCGGCTGTAAAAAATAATAGGAAATTTATAGGAATAGAAATGGAAAAGAAATATTTTGATGTTGCTTCTAAAGATATTACAAGTAATATTAATTAGTTAATTAACGTCCACATTTATATGAACATAGTATAGGTGATCCATTTATCCTTCTCCATTCTTGTTCTATGATATCCGAAAATGGATGATAAATAACTTTATTCATATCATAATATATAACTAACCATGTATATTTCTTATGTTTATCTTCATTGATATCAATTCCATTTTTAAAATATATAGTAGAATCTTCATCTAATTTTTCACAATATTCTTTTACAACATCTAAATCATCATCTGAATATATTTCTTTTACATCATTAAAATTAATACTTCTTTTAAGATTTTCATGATAAGGTAATTTTTTACCCTTTCCTGAATCCTTTTTCTTAAATAAACATTTATTATGTGAAATTTCTGTACCTTGTTTATATAGATTTGTTATATCAACAGATATTCCCGACATATCACCTAATCCTTTTTTTTTTTGTCTATATAGATGTGCATTTATTCTCGTCCTTATAGTGTCACCTTGACCATTATAAATAATATTTAATTCTTTTCCTCTATATTCGAGTTTATTTGGACGATGGTTAAAATCAGGGTTTAAACTATGTAATATAGGTTCATCGGTAGCAATCCAATAATTTCCTGGACGATTTGGTATTTCTGTTAGATTATCTGTATTCATTACTAAACACTTACCATGTTCTATTAGATCATTTATATCTATATTTATATTAAATGGTCTTCCGTCAATTGTCAAACCATATTCTTTAACATTGATAAGATCTTTAACCTTTTTATCTTCTTTATCATCTTTATTGCTATCAGTAACTTTATTGACAGACATGCTTATTATTTTAAGTTTAAATAACAATACAAAAATAAGCTAATCAAATTTTTAAATACTTTTGGTTTAAAAAGGATAACAACTCGTTTACGAGTGAATCAGAGTTTCTAATGACTCACCTAGTTTTATTTATTTAAAGATTTATTAGTATTATTCATTAATAAAATAATATGAAATCTGATCCGAAGCATACCTTATACCATAAATATTTAGAAATTCATGATGATACGCAATCATTATTGGAGCAAGGTGATAATATTGAGGATAAAGGAGGTAAAAATCATTTTTTTGGGGTGATTAAATATGAAAATAAACTATATATAATTTCTGGTGATGATATAGGTTTTGAAGAAACAGATAGAGAAAATTTTATTTTCCCTGATAGGGTGCATACTGAGGGCAGAACACAAACAGGAGAGAATGGTAAATTTAATTCTGGTGGAATTGCTTCTAATATCTTCTTATCAAATGATAAAATTCCAGTAGAGATGATAAAAGATAAGGGATTATATAAAAATCAAGTGTTAAATAGCAATAAATATCCTTATAAAAGTTTACTGATTACACAACAACCTAGTAATGATAAATTATATACATTAGATTGTGATTGGCAAAAATATTTTACAGATGATACAGATGATTATAAAATAGACTGGGAAGAATTAAATAATGATGAATCTAAAAAATTATTTGATTCTTGTAAAGAAATATTAAGTGAGAAGATGATTATTAAAACACTTTTTGTTTATCCAAAAGAGTATAAGTCAGAACACGATATAATTAATGAATTAGAAAAAGTTAAAAGAATGTATTCATTATATTATTATCCAAGAATAACAGATGTTTTTAATTGTTATTTTATTAATGAAAATAATATAGAAAAAATAAAATCTCTTGATATTTGTAAAGAATTATGTATCGTAGATAAAGAATATTTAATAGATAAAAAAAATTATGAAGCTGGTGTTGCCAATTTATACTTTGAAGGAATGAAGAATAATATAAACTTTAAGATTAAAATAAAAGAAGAAGAATCAAGTTTTAATATTGATATTTACAAAAATAATGAAGTTGAATCATCTACTTTTAACAGGAATAAAAAATCCGCTTCAGGTAAAGGTTTTCCTAATATTAAAGAAACAGCAAGAGATAGTATCATTAATGAAGATTTTTCTATAGATGTAGTATTTAAAAGTCCCAAAGAATTAATAGAGTTTAATAATCAAATGGTTAATTGTAATATAGATCAAAAAGATGCAAAAGTATTTATCAGGAGAGGTACTCGTCTAATAGGTGTTCCTAAAACAGTAAATTTTATAACAAATATGACCGGAGTTTATAATAAACATTTACATTTTATAATCAATTTCCCACTAAACACAAATATTCATCTAAAATTGCACGGGAACAAGTTTTTATTTGAGTATCATACTTTGGATGAAGATATTAAAGGTATTATTGCTTCTTCGGTGAAAAAATGTTGTCAGATATTAAAAACTCAATTAGAAACATCTGTTGATGATGGTGGACAATCTGATACACAACAATCTGATACACAACAATCTGATACACAGCAAGGTGATACACAACAATCTGATACACAGCAAGGTGATACACAACAATCTGATACACAGCAAGGTGATACACAGCAATCTGATACACAGCAAGGTGATGAAGAAAATACTCCTGAAGAACAACCTGAAGAACAACCTGAAGAAGAACAACCTGAAGAAGAACAACCTGAAGAACAACCTGAAGAACAACCTGAAGAAGAACAACCTGAAGAAGAACAATCAGGTGAAAATTCTGAACAGTCTTCACCTAATGGACGTAGAAAATTCCCTGATACGACTAAAAGATTAGCCTTGGAGCGACAACCATACTGTCCTCTTCTTGGTACAAAAAATACATATAAGAATGGTACTAATATATTTGATTATGATCATTTAGATAACAATAGGAGTAATTACATAGAAGAAAATTGTAACCCATTATCTCTGATAGCACACAGGATAAAGACTCATGCTCCTGAAAAATATGATGAATATATTAGTGATCGTGAAAAAATAAAAAATTTTAGACTTGATAATTTAATTGAGTGTATTATGGGGATGAAAAGAGATAATATGATAGATGATAATGTAAAGAATACTATATCTTGTATTATGTATCAATAAATTAATATATAGAAAATCTAATTTTTTAATTGATATACTTATTCAAAAGAGAATTTAAAATCATCTTGTTGACACGGTCCTTCTTCTTCTATATTTAATAATTTATCTATATCTTCTTCATTTTCAAAATATATTTCATCTTTTGAAACATCATAACTATACATTTCTGCCTCATCAAGATAAACATCACACATTCCAGTTCCCGACTTCATACGCTGACCAAGCATAATATTAGAACTTACTCCTTTGAGTGTATCTCTTTCTGAAAAGATCCCTGCAGAAATTAGTTGCGAGGTCGTGTCTTCGAAACTTGCTCTCGCCAGCGGACCTACGTCTCCCCTCTTAATTCCCTGTCTGTTAATACTAGTAAGAGTTCCTTTACTGGTCATAACATCACATAGAAGTTCAATATGTCTAAGATTTATGTATTCTCCTGCGTGATCAACAACACTAACCATTTCATCAATTAATACTTGGCGACCAGCTTCAATACCTAAAACATTAAAGATTTCAATAATATCATTTGAATGAGTATTAATATAATCAACATAAGGTGAATTCATTACATTTACAAGATTAATACCATCTGATACTAAATATTTCTTTTTAATGCTTTGTAAATCATAAGAATTCTTATCATGTAATACACTCTTTTCATCATTTACTTTTGAAATACTTTCTTCTGTAATGATAATATCAGTAATATTCTTAATACCTTTAATTGCTATGTTGTTAATAATGTCTTCATTAATACTTTTAATGATTGAAAGTATGTCACTTTGATCTTGAATACCATTAATTATTTCATCGGGATCTGTATCACAATTAATTGATATCCTCCCAATTAAATCTTTACTATTATCATCAGTATATATGAAATTAATTCTTTCAGAATCATAATCTAATAATTTCATATAAATATCTTCCATAATAATACCACACTCCAACATCTTTTCTTTATCAAAGATAAATCTAATAATCCAAGGATATTTATTTGTATCATTATTTTCTAAATCTTGAAATTCTTTATAAATATCTAATAGTTCTTTATCTTCTGGGATGACTGTTTCATATTTAGAATTTTCAGGATCATAGTAAATACTACTAGAGATTAAAATATCTTTCATAGTAATATATTCTAATTTGTTTTTAACAAATGATAATTTATTATTATCAGAAGAATATTCTGGATAAATAGCTATATTTGTGCTTGGAGATTTAATATTTTTACTAACGTGTAATAATTCAGTTAAACGAGGAATACCACGAGTAACATTCGATTTAGCAGATACACCAGCAAAATGGAAAGTATTAAGAGTCATTTGTGTAGCAGGTTCACCAATACTCTGAGCAGCAACAGCTCCTACCATTTCACCTGGAGAAATCTTAGATTTATAAAATTTTTCTTTGATAGTATTTATAATTAATTTATATTCATTCCTTTTAATTTTAAATTTATCTATTAAGACCTTAGGACTTAAATGAACATCAATTAATATTTTCATAATCTGATTGTTTTTAAATTGTTCTGTGATAAATAATGATTTACATAATCTTTCATTGCTTTTATAGATATCTATAGGCATCATATTACTTTTACCTTTCTTATCTGTAAGATTATCTACAATTCTTTCAATATGAACAGGATAATTTATATTATTTTGAATATTGCCATTATATAATTTACAGACTAAATATTCTCGATGATCTAATAATTCATTAAATATATTATCAAGAATATCTCTATCCATACCTTTACATTTATCAGCAATCGTTTTATTATAATATTTAGACCAATTAGTTTTACTATCAAAGTAATATTTATCCATTAATTTTTCAGGAGTTAATTTAGTAAGATATAATGATTGTGATTCTACATTTGTTCCATCCATACCATCATTTCCATATACAAATTGAACAATAGTTCCACTACTACTTCTTACAGAATAGTCATAATTAACGGTTAAATCTTCCATTGCTTTCACAAGTTTTCTCTGAACATAACCGGTTTGAGCTGTTTTAACAGCAGTATCAATTAAACCTTCTCTGCCACCCATAGCGTGAAAGAAGAATTCTTGTGGAGTTTGTCCTGAAATAAATGAATTTTCTACAAAACCTCTTGCTTCAGATGAATCATCATATTTATAATAATGAGGTAATGTTCTACCTTCAAAACCATAAGGAATACGCTTACCATCAACATTTTGTTGTCCTAAACAAGCGATCATTTGTGCAATATTAGTTAATTTACCTTTACTACCTGAATTAATCATATAAGTAGCACGATTTTTAGGATCTAAATTAGCTAAACCAATTTTACCAGTTTCATTAATAGTTTTATTAAGAATACTATTTACTTTACTTTCAAAATAATCATGATTACTTTGACCAGGGATACCTTCAAAAATATTCAGATGAAATTCTTGCATAATTCCTTCAATTTGAGTTTTCCTTTGATCTATAATATGACTAATTTTTTCATTTGTAGAAGTATTGGCAATCATATCACTAATACCGATACTAAATCCTTCAACTAATAAGATATTACTAGTAATCTTTTGTAAATCATTTATGAAATCATTAGTCCTTTCAGGACCTAAATCATTATAAATTGTATGAATTAATCCTTTTGATGTTTTACTGAATAAACCTTTATCAAATGTTCCTTGTGTAATATTACCTTTAACAATTTTAACATTATTTATCTTATCTGTATTTTCAGAAATTAATTTTTTAAGCGGGTCTTCTGTATCTGAAGAAACATTATCATAACTACCATTTTTCATTTCTAAATTAATATGATCAGGTAAGATATAAGATAGTATACATTTACCAGACCATGATTCTATAGGTTTACCATTCTTTTCATAAATACTATCCGGTTTAGGATAATGACCATTATAAGTAGATAATTGTGAAATAATATTAATCATTTGTTTTTTATTATAAATACAACTGTCAACACATTTATAATTTTCAGGAGACCCTGAAGTATCATAAATATTTGCATTTGAATTATATGTAATATTATTACCAGGATTAAATCTAATAATTTCCGGTTGAGTTAATTTATATAAACCTAAAAGAGTATCTTGAACAACAGTAATAATAGGTTTATTTTCTCTTGGAGAAATAATTTGATAATTTACTGAAGTGATATTAATTAATTCACTCATTGCTTGAACACTTTGAGGAACATGCATATTCATTTCATCACCATCAAAATCAGCATTGTAAGGAGGTGTAACACTTACATTTAATCTGAATGTATCTCCTTTCATTACTTTAACTCTATGACCCATCATACTCATTTTATGAAGAGAAGGTTGCCTATTAAATAATACATAATCGTTATCTACAATATGACGATTAACTTTATCACCAATTTCTAAAACAATATCATTTTTATTATTATCATTAATTGTATATCTATTACCATCTCTTTTAATAATACTTTTTGCTCCAGGCCATACAAGAGGACCGTTCTTAATATAAGATTTTAAATCTTCAATATTAAAAGTATTTACAATTTCTGGGAATGTTAAATTTAATGCGATTTTAATAGGAACACCTAATTGATCTAAATCAATATTAGGATCAGGTGTAATAACACTTCTAGCAGAGAAATCAACACGTTTACCCATAAGATTTGATCTTAAACGACCTTCTTTACCTTTTAACCTCTGTCTAATTGCTTTAATAGGTCTACCTGAACGATGAGTTGCTTGACTAATGCCTTGTTGTTCATTATCAATAAATGTAATAATATGATAAACAACCATCTTATACCAATCATCTATGATTTCTTTACGAGCAAAACTATTAATTTTACTCTTAAGAGTATTATTATATTTTACAATTTCAGATAATTTATGTGTTAAATCATCATCCATCCGTTGAGAATCACCTTGTTTTACTGTAGGTCTCATTGCCGGAGGAGGAACCGGAAAGACCGAACATATTAACCATTCTGGACGACACCAAGTTGAACTAAAACCTAATAAATTACAATCCTCATCAGATATTTTTTCAAATAAGGATTTTACATATTCAGCACTTAAATATGTTTCTGATGCTGGGATATCTAAATCTTTCCATACACTCTGAATACCATTAATACCATCTAACTTATAACGAGTAGGTTGAATACAACCACAACCATCATCATTTTCTTCACCACATCTACTAATTTTCGATGATAATTCATAGATATCTGTCCACCTCTTCTTATTTGATTTAGTTTTTAAATCCTTAATAAAATTAGATTCTTTATTAATCTTTAATTTACCACATCTAAAACATACACATTTTAATACTTTTTGCGTAATATCTATAAAATGATAATTAAATACAGGTTTTGCTAATTCTATATGACCAAAATGTCCGGGACATTCTAAATTATCTAACCCACAAGTATTACATACTTTACCCATATCAGTAGTTCCCATACGAATATCAAATAAACCTTTAACAACAGGAATATCTTTATCATAAGTTTCATGTTTTGTAATTTCAACAACTGATTGTTTTCTTATTTCATCGGGAGACATAATACTAAATTGTAGACCAGTAACATCTTTCGTGATTGGTTCGAAGTTTGACATCTTTGATACTTAATATATAATATTTATATTTTTAAATCAAATTTTTAAAAGTATTGTTAAAATACAAACTAAATTTGATTTAAAATTAATTTTATATTTAATCATAAAAAGATAATGAGTAATAATTCACATCAAATGACTACTCGTAGTAAAGCGAATGATTATCAAGAAAATATTCATTATGAATCACAAGATATGATAACGGATGATGATAGTAGTGTTGATGAAAATGGTAATCTCAAAGGATTTATTGATTATGATTGTGATGATGATCTAGATCATAAAGAATTAGATAAACAACTAAACCGATTAAGAGGTGTAAAACCAAAGCGTAAAATTAAAAGAAATAAGAAGAAAAAATCTAAGCAAAATAAGAATAAATTAAATGATGTCTTTATGACTTATCTTATTATGAAAGCAACTGAAAAAGCAAATATAGAATTAAAAAATAATCGTAAACAGAAAAAGAAAAATAAAGTGAAAGTTGAAGTATCTGATGATGATGGTGATGGTTCTGGTGATGGTGATGGTGGTGAAAGCGAAAGCATAGAAAAGATAATTTTAGATGAACCATCTACGCCTGAAACAAAAACAAATCTAAATACAATCTTAACATTAGATTTTGATTCAGATAGTGATGATACATCTTTTAAGGGTTCAGATAAATCTGATATAACATTAGATAGTATTTCAGAAAATTCTTCTGGTAATGAAGAAAAAATTTCAGAAATATCAACACCCAAAGTTAGTGTAAAAGAAGAAACTTCTGATAAAGAATCAGATGGTTCAGGTGAAGAAACTTCTGATAAAGAATCAGATGAAGATTATTCATTTGAATATGATGATAATGATGAAAAATATGAAGAATTAATTGATAAACAAATGTTAAAAAATTCTGAAGAAGCAAATATGGAATATTATCATTATCTTGATATAGAAAAGAAAGATAAAATATACACCCTAACAAAAGAAATTTATGAATACAATGGATCTAATAAACCCCTTCGTTTTAAAGTAATTGAATCTGATATGGATATGAAAACAAAAGCTATCGCTTTAGAAAATATTGATAAAATGTCTGAAATGGATGTTTCTACAGGAGAACATAGTAAAATGGATCATTGGATAAATGGTCTTATGCGTATACCATTTGGTAAATATAATAATATTTATGTAAATCCAGAGAGTTCAATTCCAGAAAAAAGAGAATTTATTCAAAATACATATAAAACACTTGATAAAGCAATTTATGGTCATAAAGAAGCTAAAACTCATATTTTACAAGTGATTGGTAAATGGATGAAAAATCCTAATAGTGGTGGTAATGTTCTTGCTATCCAAGGACCGATGGGTAATGGTAAAACTACTCTTGTAAAAGAAGGTATTTCTAAAGTATTAAATAGACCATTTCATTTCATTGCTCTAGGAGGGGCTTCAGATTCAGCTTATTTTGATGGTCATTGTTATACTTATGAAGGATCACATTGGGGTAGAATTGTTCAAATCCTACACGATTCTAAATGTATGAACCCTGTAATATATTTCGATGAATTAGATAAAATTAGTGATACAACTAAAGGAGATGAAATTACTCATATGTTAACACATTTAACTGATCCATCACAGAATAATTTATTTCAAGATAATTATTTTCCTGGTGTAAATCTGGATTTATCAAAAGCATTATTTATCTTTTCATATAATGATGAATCTAAAGTAAATAAAATCTTAAAAGATAGAATGTATGTTATTCATACAAA